CTGAACGCGAGAAGCAAATACAAGAGTTTCTCGCTGAGGCTTCCGGGGCTTTTCAAAATCTTCTTGAAGACTTAGCGAAGAAGTATGAGGTGGAAGACGACTACCTTTATATGCTTTGTCTAGGTACATACAACGACGAGACAGAAGATCAGGATAAGCTCATTATATCAATGTCTGCGGACGTGGATGATGAGATGGAGTTTAGTAGTCTGCACGATGCTGCTTTGCAGATATTCATTCAGATGAACGACAAACCTGATATGGGCACAATAGATTGGTGGATCAAAAATTACGGGAATGGAAGCATTAATTAAAACTAACTATCATGCAATTGATTCGCAAAATCATCGTGGGGCAAAACCCCAAAGACGCCATGGCTTACTTCGTTGGAATGAACGTGGGCAATGGAAAGGTCTCTACGATCGTCCTTGACGAAGAGCACCTAGTGCGCTACAACAACAAGCGCTATCTTATCTATATTGAAGACCCCAAGGAAGGGACCATGCTCTGGAAGAGTGTGGACAATATGCCCTGCGTTGCTGAGTTTGACTGTAGATTCTAACAGCCATGAAGTCCATAGAAAGCTTTGTCATTAGACTTCCAAAGAAGTTTAAAGATGAGATTGAACTCAACGGCAATAAGTTGTTCTTAGACAGCAAGTTTGATGAGTTCGGAAACCGATTCATGGAGGCTGAGATTGTCTCTACTCCATTAAGATATGACACCGGAGCGAAGGCTGGAGATACGCTGTACTTCCATCATCACGTTGTGCTCAGCCCGCAGTACAGCATGGGGGACCATATCTACCTAGTTCCATATCACCCACAGGGGAACCGGAACAATATGGCTAATGCATATAAGAACGAGGACGGTATCCATATGCTGGGGCAGTGGGTATTCCTAGATCCTATGGATTCAAGTAAAAAGCTCAAGAGCTCGCTACTGGAACTCGTACAGGAAGATGTAGATAATGACCGCGGCAGGGTATTGTACTCCTCGCCGGAGATCAAAGAGGTTGGTGTGGAGATAGGCGACGTTGTCTACTTCTCTAAGAACAGCGACTACGAGATGGAGGTTGATGGGAAGAAGGTATGGAGAATGCTCGTAAGTGATTTGATGTATGTCGCGCCCGCAGAAAAAGAGTGAGTTCACAACCATTGACGCCGCAGAGCGTCTGTTGGACTCCATGGAATACGCTATCAATAACATGATCCAAGAGATCCGCAAACCTGTGGATCAGGATCTTAGTGGTAGCCAAAGGAAGGCTGAACTCCAGTCTATCAAGCAGACGGCAGTAGATGCCCGTGAACTGTTGCAAGAAAGGCAACGGTTGGAACAGATTATTAAAGAGCTAAAGCAGACGGGTAATATTGCCGATTCGGCAGATTACTCAGGTGGCTTTGCTGAGAGATTCAGTAAATAAAAGCGTGACTGTGTATGGACATCATCTGGCATCCGTCAAGCGTACACGTTTTATGGTTTACTGAGACTGCTGTACTGTCCATGCTTGCACAAGAACTGAGAAGAAGGACAGCGAGAACTACTAGGTATTTCATCTGTCTCAATGTTAAGTTAATGTAAAGATATAAAATAAAATGAAATGGCAGGCATTAAGAATGTTGAAGGGTACGTTGGCTACGTTGTCAACATATGTCCCAAAAATTCGGAGGGTAAGATCGTTGAGATCGGCGGGCTTTTTATTCAGCTTCCCGCTACTCCGTCACATGAAGAAATCTTATTTCACGACCGACCCCGTGAAATGCAGATGTGGAAGAGACTCAATGTGCCGGAAGAACTGCTTCGTATTCGCTCTATGGATGAATGGGCGGAAAAGCCAAAGGAGTTTCGCGATAAGTACTCATCGTACATTGAAAGGGAGTTTCAGCGCAGACGTGACGGTCTTTGGTTCTACAATAACGGTGATCCTACATACATAACCGGTAGGCACTACATGATGCTCCAGTGGAGCAAGATGGATATTGGATATCCAAACTACCTAGAGTTTCAGTCTAAGATCTTCACGCACTTCGCTGCCTGTGAGGCGGACCCCAGATGCCTAGGTCAGATCTATACCAAGTGTCGTCGTTCTGGGTACACAAACATATCCAGTGCTGTTCTGGTGGATGAGGGCACGCAGGTCAAGGACAAGCTGTTGGGTGTCCAGAGCAAGACCGGTAAGGATGCGCAGGAAAACATCTTCATGAAGAAGATCGTCACCATGTTCAAGAGCTACCCATTCTTCTTTAAGCCCATCCAAGATGGTACGACCAACCCGCGTATGGAGCTAGCGTTCCGGGAACCGTCCAAGCGCATCACCAAGAACAACAAGACGTCTAACGTCGGCGAGGCGCTCAACACAATCATCAACTGGAAGAACACTACCAACAACGCATATGACGGTGAGAAGCTGCACATCCTGTACTTGGATGAGGCGGGCAAGTGGGAGAAGCCCACAGACATACGTGAGGCGTGGCGTATTGAACGTACGTGTCTCATTGTAGGGCGTAGGGTAGTTGGCAAGGCGATCGTCGGTTCTACGGTAAATCCTTTAGATAAGGGCGGCAAGGAGTTCCGGGATCTCTACTATGACTCCAACCCTAGTGAGCGCAACAGCAACGGACGTACGCGCTCCGGACTGTACCAATTATTCGTACCCGCATACGAAGCGCTGGAAGGATTCTTTGACAAGTACGGAAACCCAATTGTAGAAGACCCCAAGCAGCCCATTGAAAGTCTTGATGGGGACATCCTAGACATCGGCGCTAAGACCTACCTAAAGAACGAACGCGATGCCTTGATGAAGGATCCGTACGAACTCAACGAGGTGATCCGTCAGTTCCCATTTACTCCGGACGAAGCATTCCGTGATTCTACCAAGTCCAGCATCTTTAACGTGGCGAAGATCTACGAACAGATCTCACACAACCAAGAGCTGTATCCAAATCCTGTCGTCAGGGGCAACTTCGTATGGGACAACGGCATCGTTGACGGGAGTGTTATCTTCAGTCCTGATCCCAATGGTAGGTGGTACATATCATGGCTCCCGCCTAAAGAGAGGCAGAATAGGTACGTAATTAAGTACAACAAGAAGAGCCCACCGGAGGACGCCATTGGCTGTGGAGGAGTTGACTCCTATGACCTTGATGCTACCGTGGATGGTCGCGGATCTAAAGGGGCGTGCCACTTCTTCAATAAGTTCAACATGAACTTCCCCTCCAATATGTTCGTCGCTGAGTACGCTAGCCGTCCTCCCATGGCGAAGATATTCTACGAAGATGTTCTGATGGCAGCTGTGTTCTATGGGTATCCCATCCTGATAGAGAACAACAAGTACGGGATCGCTCGTTACTTTGAGCAGCGCGGGTATGATAACTTCTTGATGGACAGACCGGACCACCTAAAGACTTCAACTGTTGGTTCAAAGACAAAGGGCATACCGTCTAACTCTCAGGACATTATACATTCTCATGCCCAAGCTATTGAGGCGTACATCCACAACCACGTGGGATACAATCCTGAAACTGGGGAGATGGGTAAGATGTATCTTAGCAGAACCTTAGAGGATTGGATTGGATACCGCATAGACGATCGTACAAAGTTTGACTTAACCATTAGCTCTGGTCTGGCTCTGTTGGCTGCTCAAAAGTACAAGGAGGAAAAACCTAAAACAGACTTCAGCGCCAAAAAGTTCTTTCGTACGTTTAAATCTATAGAGCGTTAAAAGCCCCTTTGCATAATTGCTATATTTGCATAATAGAAATATAGCCCTTATTATGCATGAATCTATAAATGAAAGGGAGAACTACGGAAACTTTCCGAATCCCCTAGCTGACGCCGTCGTAAAGATGAGCAAGGCTTATGGGCTTAAATATGCTAAAGCCATTGAGAAGCAATGGGGCTCTGCGGATGACGAAGGTTCTATTTATCGCCGGAGGCTAAAGCAGTTTGAGCTCAACCGAGACTATGCTAATGGCACACAGGATACGACCATCTACAAGAAGATCTTAACT